TTAACTTTAACTTACCAGATGAGGTTACTCAGTATAATGGTCAACCTTTAACAAGTTTTGAAAGGTCAGAACTTCAAAGATTTATGTCTATGGATGTAACTTTTAGAAATGACTTAGAAAAATTGATTAATAACTCTCAATTTAAAGCACAAGTTCAAGAGTATAAAGATAGAGGTTTACTTAATAGAGACGGTGCTAGAATTAGTGATACACCTTTCTATAATGCAGTAAGAAAGATATTTAATAAAGCAAAAGAAAGAGCTATTAAACAACTTAGATATGAGTATCCAGACTTAGATCAAAGATTAGCAGTAGCTAAAGCTCAAAAATCTTTAACGAAAGAAGGTAATTTTAATACAGTAGAATATTTAATAAACAAATTTCCAAAATAACATTGATTATCAATGGCAGTTACAACTAAAAAACAATTCCCTGCCACGACTAATGCAACTACAACTGTATTTAGTCCTGTCGGTATACAACTGAATAACCAAGATGATCTAGATGTTTATGTCACATTGTCGGGTGGTACTAGAGTGCTGCAGTTACGTCAAGCTACAGCTAGTACTGCACAATCTAGTCACCCACAGGTGAACAACACAGACGGATTATACTTCCCTGCAGTTTCAGCAGGTACAAATTTAATAAACTACACACTATCCAGCGATAACAATACAATTACATTTAACTCTGCACTACCTAGTGGGGCAGTAGTATTTTGTGAGCGTAGAACAAGAGACGCTAGTGGTACATATACTACTTTTGCTAGTGGTAGTACAATAAGAGCTACAGACTTAAACAACTCATCTACTGAATCTAACTTTACAGCACAAGATGCTAGGAACAAAGCACTAGATTTGGAAGGATCTATATTTGGTGGCTTACAACCTAGTATTAACGGTGTAGCACAACCATTTGTAAACAGTGCTAAAATCATAGATGGCAGTATTGTTGATGCAGATATAAATGCAAGTGCAGCAATAGCTCAAAGTAAAATAGCTACAGGAACTCTACCTAGTGGAGTACAGATAAATAGTAACAACATTGTAGACGGTTCTATTGTAGATGCTGATATAAACGCTAGTGCAGCTATATCTCATAGTAAAATTGCTACTGGTAATTTACCTAGTGGTATAACTGTAAACTCAGCTAATATTGTAGATGGGTCTATAGTAAATGCTGATATAAACGCTAGTGCTGACATTTCTGGTTCTAAATTAGCAAATGACAGTGTAACCCTAGCTAAATTAGGTAGTGGAGCACTTCCTACAGACATCACTGTTGCTAGTGCTAACTTACAATCTAACGCTGTTACAACTGACAAAATAGCTGACGGTGAGCTTACAACATTAGCTGGTATGCAGTCAACAACTGCGTCAAACCTAGCAAGTTCTACAGCTCTTACAGCTACTACAGCAGAACTAAACCAGCTTGACGGTATAAAACTTGAGACTTCTGTTACTACAAACAGTGATACTCGTATACCTACATCTAAGGCTGTAAACGATCTTGTATTGTCTGTAACAAACGCTCTTGGTGGTTTTGTAGCTATAGCAAACGAAACTAGCTTTCCTACAGCTAACCCTGATCCTAGCAACAATGCTGGTACAGTTGTATCCATATCACAGCTTGCAAGCGGTCTTGCAGTTAACGGTAGTGGTGTAGCAACTATATCTAATGGTGCTGGTACAGGTAACACTGTAACTATAACTGGATTTCCTAACTCATTACATAGTCAGACATTACCAGCAAGCAGCGGTTTACAGGTACAAACAACATCAACTTTACATACATATACATTCCACAAACAGTTAGCTAGTGCAGCCGATATACAAGCTATCAGTGCAACAGTTAACTCATTCTCAAACAGATACAGAGTGTCAGCCTCTGCACCTACATCTTCTCTATATGGCGGTGACTTATGGTACGACACAACTAACAGTAAACTTATGGTTTACTCTAGTCAAAACTCTGCATGGGAAGAGTCATCTGCGATTGGTAACTTCTTTATATCTACAATATCTAGCTCATCTAACACAGGTGGAGGCAGTGCAACAGCAAATGGAACAGCTTATAGATTTACAATATCTGATGCCCCAGTTAGTGCACAGCAACTTATTGTTAGTGTCGATGGAGTCATTCAGAAACCTAACGCTGGATCAAGCCAGCCAAGCGAGGGATTCGTTCTTGTTGGCAACGACATTATCTTTGGGTCTGCCCCTGCTAACGGTGCTAGTATGTTCGTTACTGTTATCGGATCAACAGTCGGAATAGGTACACCAAGTAACAACACAGTTACATCAGCCATATTACAAAACGGATCAGTTATAAATTCTAAGATTGCAGACAGTGCAGTAAACGCTAACAAAATAGCTAACGGTTCTGTAGGTGCATCAAAGCTATCAAACGGTGCTGTAACAAATACACAGGTAGATGATAACGCTGGTATTGTTGGTACTAAACTCGCAAACAATACAATAGGTGCAGCACAGATTGCAGCTGGTGCTATAACTAACACAGAAATAGATGGCAGTGCAGCAATAGCTACTTCTAAACTAGCTAATGATGCAGGTATTACAGCAGCCAAACTTGCAACCGATTCAGTAATTACAGCTAAAATTGCAGATGATGCAGTTACTACAGATAAAATTCAAGCTGGTGCAATCAGTGCATCTGAAATATCAAACGGTGCAATAAACACTAATAAAATTTTAGATGAAGCTGTAACGTTAGCCAAGCTACCACACGGCACATCATCTAATAACGGTAAGTTTTTAAGAGCTAATAATGGTGCAGACCCTACGTTTGAGACAGTAAATACAGACCTAGTATCCGACACATCACCACAGCTAGGCGGTGACTTAGCAAGTAATGGTAACGATATTTTAATGGCTGATGACGATTATATGAAGTTTGGTACAGGAAATGACATGACAATTAGGCATGATCCCTCTGCTAATGCTTCATATATTATGCACTCTGGTACTGGAGCTTTAAAAATAGGGTCTGATTCTGTATTTTATATAGGTAAAACTGGCCCAGAAACTTATATGAAAGCTACGCCTGACGGAAACGTAGAATTATATTACGACAATAGTAAGAAACTTGAGACAACTAGTTCAGGAACTACAGTAACTGGAAGTTTAAATGCAACAGATCATGTTTATGTAGGACATCACGACTATCTTTACTTTACTTCTACTGCTGGTTACAGTCCTAGAATTGGTAATGCTGATGGAGGTACTGGTCAAAACATGACTTTCCATACTAACAACACTATGCGAATGATGTTGCAGAATGATGGACATTTAAGACCAGCATCTAATAATAGTTATGACTTAGGTA